GTGAGAAAGTGCACCGACTGCTTAGGAAACAGCCGGACCTCTCCTTAATGATCGCTCCATCGCTGGAGGCAACCACTTACTAGTTGCGTCAGGGTAAGGAACCCAACGGAAACAGTAACCGGAGATTCCGTCACGCGGCACAAGGCCACTAGACGGGACCCCGTAAAGGATGAGAGCGAGTTGTGTATATGGTGTGTATCGGCTTAAACTCCGATATTTGGGTATTGGAACCCAAGCTAGTACATGATCACAGCCGTCCACAACCTTCGTGGTTGGAGGCCGATCTGAGGTAAGTACTAAGTCACCAAGGCGTTCATCGCCTATACACTTTCGGATAGATCTAGGTATCTGCCCTCTGATATAATCACGGGCACGCTTCGTGAGACGACGTCGGGTGTTAACCGACAAGAAGGTCCTTACAAGACCATTGTGAAAAGCAATCCACTCATGTGGCTCAGCCGGCAAGCTCTTCAGATAGAAGGGCCGCACGTCCACGCCATTAAAGTAGTCGCCCCCACAACTCTCACGAAAATAGCCAGATCCGAAGCTCTTACGCGGGTTCGGAGTAAATCCGAAGTACCGCAAGGCGGAAATAACCTCTTGGAAGTAAATGGTTGGGACGATTATGTCATCACCATAAATCCAGAGGTCACCCGTAGCTCCACCCCCACACGCCTCTTTCGAGATCGCGTAGAAGAGTAGGGTCTCAAGTTCAAAGGTGAACCCGTTTCCCATAGAGCTAAACTTCTGGTTATAATGCCAAGCACCCTCGAACCACGTTCTACGTGATCTGAGGGCATCCAGCAATTCGAACCATTCCGGAGGTAACAACAGCCGCACCAAGTTGGTGCAGACCGTGTCACTCGCTGACGAAAGATCGATGGTAGAGTAGTCCCCTGATTGGGACCCCACGCAAGCCAGAAGCCTGTGTGTTGGTTGACCTTCGTCAAGATCAATACCTACTCGACGCAACCGAGCCCTTAAGTGTTTGCCAACCCCCAATTGGAGGAAGACATTCACCCCGGGCTCAACGCAAATCCCCCTATCTTTATTAGCGTCCTTCGGCACCGTTGTGAAACGGTTGCCGCGGACAACAAGGGGATCCCACCGACTATCTTGAAGTAATGCCCTCCCCCACGCCGTTCTTTCAACAAACGGCAGGAGGTCCAAGCACTCTTCAGTGCAAGTCAACTCTTGGATTTTCTCGCCAAGGGTGACATTACCACGGCACTCGAATGTGGCACCAGGGCCGAACCTCCCGACTATCTCGTCGGGCAAGCGGCCAATCACTTTCCGAACACGCCTCTGAACACGCTGAATGAAATCAAACAGCGCGTGATCACGTGGGGACTCAAAGGTCCTATACGTGATCCAGCGGTCCAGTCGGAGATTTGTTTCGCAACACTGGTGTTCCGCCCTGCGAAATTCTTCGCAGGCAGCCAGGCGACGATCTGCCTTGAGGGGCAAAAAGTCAGCCTTGCGGAGTATCTCTGTCGCCTGAGCATCTCGAAAGAAGCTTTCGGCATCCAGATAGCCACTAGGATCAACCCGCAAACTAGCGAGCTGGTCCCACTCCCCATACTTAGCCTGCAAGTAGCAGGCAAGGGAACGGGGGGTGTCGAGGGACTCCCATAAAAGGGAGACAGATTTCAGGACATGTGCGTCCATTTGAAACTCCTAATGCTCCAGAAGGTCGCGACTTAACGCTTCCTTTTCCAGATCAATTTTGAGATCTGTCGAAGACATTCGGCTACCAACGCTGCGCGCGCGTCGCCTTTGAAAGCAACGCGTGCAACAACAATTAAGCAGCCTACTAAGTTCTTCGAGACTGTATCGATCGAAGTTTTGCACTTCGACCGCCATGAGGCGCATTTACGTTGGCGCAAAGCCAGACGCAAGCACAGCCTTCATGAGGGGACTCGCCAGCAAGTTCGCTGTCTGAGCCGCCACTTCAGTCGAATCAGAGTCCAAAGCACCGGGCGCGATGCTCGCGTGAAAATTGATATAATTCACACCTTGGACCTGCTGGATACCGTTCGCATCCTCCACGAAGGAGGGGTACGAAACGGTACCATTCACGTGACGAACGCCGCTTGCAGCGGCTTTTGATGTCACGGACAGCTGAGGCCGAACGGCCGGGCTGTCTCCGACGGTGTTCGATCGCCATACGGCGGCCGAGCCATCGCCAGACGCTGGTTGCATTAGGGTCCACACAATATCCGTGGTCCCATCCGCTTTCTTGACGGTGATATCTGCAGCTTGAGTCATGAAACTCTCCAGTTTGCTAACTTAATAATTAGCGAATAATCCCAGGATGAGTGAAATGGCAGTGAGACCCCTTGTGACTGAAAGTCCCTTGGGGCGTCGTAAGGCGATCGTGGGTCCTGGGAAGGAACCCGTTAATCTCCTCACAGCAGCAACCGAATAATTAAAGTTCCAACTACCATATACAGTAGGAGGAGACACATAACGCCGGTTGCCCTTGCCAAAAATATAATAAACATGCTGTGGCCAATGGAGGTCAATACCCATGAAGTCTGAGAACTGACCAAGCCATAGTCCGATGGTTCCAAACCAATCGGCTAGGAAACTGAAAGGAATCAGCTCCCATGCCACACTTGCTGGGTTGATCAAACCCATCTGGCTGGCCTTCAGGACGAACAGGTTTGAAACCTGTATGCCCGAAGATAATCTACAATACGCGATTCCGTCGAATTTATCGACCTTGGTCTCAGCGCCCTCTACCACCACGGCATCGACCCCAAGCTTCCAGCCTGAGGCCTCCGTGACTACGGGTAAAGGCAGAGAACCCTCAAAGATTTCGATGAGGGCGTAGATATCAC